TATGAAGATTAATCCACAATTAATGCAACCTATGAAACTTGTATATGAAGATGAATTCCAAAGAGCATTACAAGAAGATGGATCAGCTTCAAGTACATATATAACACCTAAAGTTTATTACCCAGGAATTTAATGTCAAAATTTGCAACAGGTAAATACGCAAAAGCAATTTCAGATAGATCTGGAATGCAATTTCCATATCAAGAAATGGTTAAAGAATGGAATGGTTCCTTGGTCCATGTTTCTGAGTTCGAGCCTAAGCAACCACAATTAGAACCTAAACCACACGGAGCAGATGGAATAGCGTTACAACAAGTACGAATAGCAAGAACAGAACCAAGCACCACGGTCATGTTACCAGAAAATCCATTTACAACTTATCAAGCTGGCTCATCAATTATAAATGTTTATGCTCCCGGTCATGGTTTAACTGATTCAACAGTTTATGTATTTAGAGGACCTTCAACCATTTCAGGAGATTATGCAAATCCAAATGACTTTGATGGAATTACAGGAGCAAATATTGCAAATGCTTCAGGATATACAATTAGAACAGGACAATATATAAGCGGTGCAAGAGATGCATCTACTGATTATTTAGCTACTAATTTTTTTTATTTTACAGTTAATACAGATACTGCTACAACTGGAAATATAAACGGAGGAGGTTACGGATGTTCGGTTGGACCTGTAACAATAACACCATGATAAAACACATTTTAAATTTAATAAAAAGTTGGTTTCACAAAGAGGAAATGGATCCTCATTTAGTTTTATACGAAAAACCAAATCATTGTGATGAACATCCTAAATATAAACATCGTTGTTTAAAATGTCAGGAGGCAGTTAAATAATGACTGGATTTACGTATACAACATTAACAACTGCAATTCAAAACTATACTGAAGTAGATAGTAATGTTTTAACTTCTACTGTTACAGATGAAATTATTGAAAATGCAGAGTTTAGAATTTTAAGAGATGTACCTATTGATGCATACAAAAAACAATCAATTGGTAATTTAGTTACTGGTCAAACAACTATAAACGTTCCAGCTAAAACTTTATTTGTAAAAGGTGTACAAGTTTATGATTCAACTTCTGCAGCAACAGGGAGTAATACTTGGTTAGAAAAGAAAGATGAAACTTATTTACAAGAATATATTCCAGCAGAGACATCAACTGGTATGCCAAAATATTATGCTATGTTTGGTGGAGCAACTGGGGTAACAGACACCACTTCAGGAAGACTATTTTTAGCTCCAGCACCGGATACTACATATAAATTTAAGATACATTATGAAGCTATTCCAGACGGATTATCTAGTGGAAATACTACAACTTACATAAGTCAATACTTTCCTAATGGTTTATTATATGCCTGTTTAGTAGAGGCATATGGATATTTAAAAGGTCCAATGGATATGTTGACATTATACGAAAATAAGTATACACAGGAAGTACAAAAGTTTGCTGGAGAGCAACTTGGTAGACGTAAAAGAGACGATTACACAGATGGTACTGTACGTATTCCAATCCCTTCACCGTCACCATAAAATAGGAGATAAATTATTATGGCAATTAGTTCGGCAATTTGTAACAGTTTCAAACAAGAAATTTTAGTTGCAACACATAACTTCACCTCATCAACAGGTGATACATTTAAACTTGCTCTTTACACTAGTTCAGCAACTTTAGGAGCTGCAACAACTGCTTATGCAGCTACAAACGAAATTACAAATGACGCTGGCTCTGCTTATTCAGCTGGTGGTCAAGACTTAACAAGTACAACTCCTGTTTTAGATTCTTCTACAGCAGTTTGTGACTTCAACGATATTTCTTGGACATCTGCTTCATTTACTGCAAATGGTTGCTTAATTTATAACTCATCAAAATCTAATAAAGCAGTTTGTGCAATTGCATTTGGTGCTGACAAAACTGTAACGACTGGAACTTTTACAATTCAATTTCCAACAGCAGACGCAAGTAACGCGATTGTACGAATAGCATAAGGAGGTAGTTCCTTATGGCATCAACCTGGGGTAATAATACTTGGGGGTCCAACGAGTGGGCAGATGATGTTATATCAACTCAATTAAACGGTGTATCTTCAACAACTTCCGTAGGACAACTTACAGCTTATCCTGAACAAGGATGGGGAAGAGATACTTGGGGTTTTGAAGATTGGGGAGATAGTTCTTTTACTGTATCTATCACTGGTGTATCTGCAACAACAAATGTTGGAAATGTAACTCCATATAATGAACAAGGTTGGGGAAGAGATTACTGGGGTGTAGAACCTTGGGGAGATTCTTTTGATCCTGCTCCAGTTTTAACAGGACAATCTGCAACATCAGCTGTTGGTTCTTTATCTCCTGCTGATGTGATGGGAGTAACAGGAATTTCTTTAAATTCAAATGTTGGTTCTGTTATTGCAAAATCTGATTTTACTTCAACACTTACTGGTCAAGAAGCAACTACATCTGTTGGTGCTTTATCTCCTGCTGATGTAATAGGTATAACCGGACAATCTGCAACTACATCTACAGGTACATTAAATCCTGCGGATGTAATGGGTATATCTGGAGTTAGTGCAACAGTATTTGAAGGTTCTCTAGAAATTTCTACAAACCCTATAGTTGATCTAATAGGTCAATCAATGACTGGTTCTACAGGAATATTAAACCCTGCAGATGTAATGGGTATATCTGGAGTATCTGCTACAATTAATGTAGGCTCTATAACAAATGTAATTAATACTATTGCTAGTCCTATAGGACAACAAAGCACTGCTTCAGTGGCTATTTTTGGAACATCAAATGGGTTCGGAATACAAGCGTTTGAACCTGTTGACACTGGTTCAAATTCATCGTATACAGATATTGCAACAGGATCAAATACAATATATACTGACGCTGCATAGGAGAAAAAATTATGGCATCAACTTATACTAATTTAGGTATTGAGCTTCAAGCAACTGGTGAAAACGCTGGAACTTGGGGAACAAAAACTAATACAAATTTAGAACTTATTGAACAAATTTTAGGTGGATTTACTCAGCAATCAATTGCTGGTGGAGCACAAACAACAGCCTTAACTATTTCTGATGGAGCTACTGGTGCAAATGCTGCACATAGAATGATTGAGTTCACAGGTACAATTACTGGAAATCAAATAGTAACTATTCCAAATGATGTTCAAACTTTTTATTTTTTAAGAAATTCTACAATTGGTGCTTTCACAGTTCAGTTTAAATACGCCACAGGTTCAGGAACTACTTTTACTTTTTCAGCAACAAATAAAGGTGATAAATTAATTTTTGCAACAGCTAATGATGGAACTAATCCAGACATTGCCGCTATTGATACAGGTATACCTAGTGTTGTAGATGATGCTACACCTCAATTAGGTGGTAACTTAGATGCTAATGGTAATAATATTTTAATCGATAATACTAATTTTATTGGAGACGAAAATACTAATGAACAAATTAAATTTTCTACAACAGCTTCTGCAGTAAATGAATTATCAGTTACTAACGCTGCAACAGGCAATGGTCCTAGTTTATCTGCAACAGGTACTGATAGTAATGTAGATTTAAATATAACTCCAAAAGGAATTGGAAGAGTTGTTTTAGGTGCAGGTAAAATTCAACAAACTGCTGAAAAAGTTACAACTGAAGCAACAGCTGCTACTGGAACTGTAAACTATGATGTTTTAACACAAGCTGTTTGGAACTTTACAACAGACGCATCAGGAAACTGGACATTAAATATTAGAGGAGATGGCTCTAATTCATTAGATTCAATTATGGACACAGGAGAATCTTTAACAATTGCACATATTGTTTCACAAGGTGGAACTGCTTATTATAACTCAGCAGTACAAGTTGATGGATCAAGTGTTACACCAGAGTGGCAAGGTGGAACTGCACCAACAGCAGGTAATATTAATTCTCTTGATGTTTATTCATATACAATAATAAAAACAGGTTCAGCAACATTTACAGTTTTAGCTAGTTTAACACAATTTGCTTAATATGAGGTTTTTAAAATGCCATTACTAGGAACAAGAGGTGGTGCTTCAGGTAGAGGTTTTGGATTACAACAGGGTGGTGCTAATCCTCCTGTAGATTTTGATTATTTAATCATCGCTGGAGGTGGAGGCGGTGCAAATGGTGGTGGCGGTGCTGGAGGCTATCGTACTTCTTTTCCAGGTGGAACAAAATTAACTTTCGAATCAGGAGACACACCAATTACAGTAGGTGCTGGTGCTTCCAATAGTGCTAAAGGAAGTGATACAATTTTAGCTTTAAGTTCATCTTTTGAATCAACAGGCGGCGGTGCTGGCATTGGTGCAAATGCTGACCCAGGAACAAATGGAGGCTCTGGTGGGGGAGGCTCTTTAAGAGCACCATGTTTTCCTCAAAGAACAGGCGGTTCAGGGAATCAAGGTAGTTATAGCCCACCCGAAGGTAACAATGGTGCACCAGCTAATAACTCTGCTAATCCAGGCCCATCATCTGGTGTCGGTGGCGGCGGAGGAGGTATAGGTTCAGCCGCACCACCAACACCAAGTACAAATGCTGGAAATGGTGGAAATGGTACTGCAAGTTCAATCACAGGCTCATCAGTAACAAGAGCTGGTGGTGCAGGAGGAGGTGCAAGAGGTGTATCTTCTGGTGGCTCAGGTGGTTCAGGAGGGGGTGGTAATGGAAGTCCTGGTGGCTCTGCAACTACCTCTGGAACTGTAAATACAGGCTCAGGAGGAGGAGGGGGTTCTGGTGCATATCCTGGTGGCTCTGGTGGTTCTGGTTTAGTGGTTTTAAGAGCACCTGGAGATGCTATATTTTCTGTGAGTCCAGGTACAAATACTATCACAACTGAACCAGGTACAGGAGATCAAATAGCAACATTTACAGTATCAGGAGTTTTAACAATATAATGGCACATTTTGCAGAACTAGATGAAAATAATGTAGTTAAAAGAGTTGTTGTTGTAAGTAACGATTTATATACAACTGATGGAGATTTAGGAGAAAATGATATGCACCCAGATGGAGAACTATGGTGCAGAACTTTTTTCAAAGGTGGTGTTTGGAAACAAACTTCGTATAGTGGTAGTTTTAGAAAACAATTTGCTGGTATAGATTACACGTATAATGCAAGTGAAGATATTTTTATAAAACCACAACCACATGATGGTTGGACTTTAGATGAAAATTATGATTGGCAACCACCTGATGATTGGAATGGTTAAAACTAGACTTTTATTTTAAAAAGTATATAAGAAAGAAAAAGTATATAAGAAATAAAAAGTATGAATTTAAAATATCATTATTGGTATTTCAAATCTGCATTAAGTAATCAACAATGTGATGATATTATTAATGTGGCTTTGAAACAAAAAGAAGACTTAGGTTTAATTGGTAATCTTTCACAAAAACAAAAACTTAATAATAAAGAAATAAAAGATTTAAAGAAAAAAAGAAATTCTAATATTGTATGGTTAGATTTACATTGGATTTATAAACTTATTCAACCATATGTTATGATAGCTAATAAAAATTCTGGTTGGAATTTTGATTGGGATTTTTCTGAATCTGCACAATTTACAAAATATAAATTAAATCAATTTTATGATTGGCATTGTGATAGTTGGAATCAACCCTATGATAGACCAGATAATAAAGATTTGCATGGTAAAATAAGAAAATTATCTGTTACTGTTTCATTATCAGATGCAAAAGATTACAAAGGTGGTAATTTAGAATTTGATTTAAGAAATGAACCACCTAATAGTAAAAAAAAAACAAAAATAATATGCAAAGAAATTATGCCAAGAGGTTCAATAGTTGTTTTTCCTAGTTTTATATGGCATAGAGTTAAACCTATTACAAAAGGAACAAGATATTCTTTAGTAATGTGGAACTGTGGTTATCCTTTTAAATGATATATAACGAGCCATACACTTATAAAGATTTTACTAAAGCAGATGTATCTCCCTTGATACTAGCTATTAATACTTTAGGAAAAAATTTAGTTGGGTTAGAGTTGGGTGTTTGTATGGCAGATAGTTTTTTAACTATCATGCACAATTGCAATATAAAAAAACTTTATGGAATAGATCATTGGAAACCTTATGATGATTATTTAAAATATATACCAGATGGAAAACCACAATATTCTGTTGATGAAAAGAAAAGTCAATATCATAAACTATTGGCACTACATAATATAAAATATTCTGGTTCAAAAAATAAATCTGTAATAATAGAAGAAGATACTTTAAAAGCTGTAAAAAAATTTAAAGATAAAAGTTTAGATTTTATATTTTTTGATTCAACATTGTCAGAGCAACAAACCTATAAAGAAATTATGGCTTATTATTCTAAAATTAAAAAAGGTGGTTTATTAATAGGGCATGATGCAGAAGCCACAATACAAGTTATAGAACCTTTAAAAAAAGTATTAAAACATTATAAAAATATCAATCAACTTTTTATATATAATAATTGTTTTTTAATTAAAATATGAAAGCAGAATTACATTTTTCAACACCAATATATTCATCTTTTAACGATAGGTTTGTTAAATCTTTAAATAAAATTAGTGATAATTTGATTTTAAAAGCAAAAAAAGAAAACACAAAACTATTAAAAGATAGAGATAAAAATCTTGGTAACAAAATAGGAGATCATGGTTTAAGTTATCATTCTAAAAGTTTAATTGATGACAAATCTTTTGAAAATTTTAGAAGTTATATAGGAGAGTTATCTGTAGCAATTTTAGATTCACAAGGCTACGATTTAAAAAATCATTTATTATTTTTCAAAGAATTATGGGTACAACAATTCGCTGATAAAGGTGGAGGACATCATAATACTCATGTTCATTTTGATAGTCATTTATCAGGTTTTTATTTTCTAAAAGCAAGTGATAAAACTCCTTTTCCTATTTTTCACGACCCAAGAACAAGAAAAGATATGATTCAATTACCAAGAAAAAATATTAATGAATTAGATGTTTCTATAGATATGATAAACTTTAAAGTAAAACCTGGTTCACTAATTATATTTCCATCTTATTTACCACACGAATTTGATATAGATCATGGTATAGAAACTTTTAGATTTATACATTTTAATTTACAAGCAATATCAAAAGATATTTTGAAATGAATTACAAATTTAACAAAGATTGTTTTGAAGTTGTTAGAAAAGCATTAGACTCTAATGTTGCAGAATTTTTATATCAATATTTAATTATGAAATGCCAAGTATCTAAAACATTATTTAAAACAGGATATATAGCACCCCATGAAACTGCACATGGTATTTGGAACGATCATCAAAGCGATAATACTTTTTCTATTTATGGAGATATTGCTATGGAAGTTTTACTTACAAATATCAAGAAACAAGTAGAAAAAATATCTAAAATAAAATTGTATGAAACATATTCTTATTCAAGACTTTATAAAAAAGGAGATATTTTAAAAAAACATAAAGATAGATTTAGTTGTGAAATATCAACAACTTTAAATTTAGGTGGTTATCTATGGTCATTTTTTATAGAGACAAAAAATAAAAATAAAGTTAAAATTAATTTAAAACCTGGAGATATGTTGATTTATAGAGGTAATTTATTATTTCATTGGAGAGATAAATTAAAAGGAAAACAATGTGGGCAAGTTTTTTTACATTACAACAACATAAAAACTAAAGGTGCAAAACAAAATAAATATGATGGTAGATTTCATTTAGGACTACCAGATTTTTATAAAGATAGGGCTAAACATGAATGAAGAAATACAAAAATTAAAAAAAGAAATTGAAGAACTTAAACTAAGACTAGAAGAAGAAAAAATGGTTAAGAAATCAGAAGTATTAATGAATAGAGATTTAAAAATACAAATAGAAAAACATGAATTATTAAATCGTAAATTAATTGAAATAAATGAAGAATTTAGTTTAAAAATTGCAAAATTAAGATGGGAACTAAAAAACAACATAAACAAAATATAGAACATATAAAAAAATTTGAATTAGATATTCCATCTTGGAAAGATGTTATTGATAATTTAAATAATTCAATAAAAAATGGAGATTTAATAAAATCAAATAATAGAGGTTTTTTTGTATCACATAGAGCATATGAAATAGATAAAGTTGATAAAGTAAGAAAAAAACTCAATGCAAAAGGAACTCATTTATATATAAATTTTTTATTTGATGGAGATGCTTTTCCAAAACATCAAGATGATGTAGATGTTATATTTTGGCAAATGATTGGTAAAACAAAATGGATAGTAGATAAAGAATATATATTAGAACCTGGAGATTTGATTAAAATACCAAAAAATACATTACATAAAGTAGAACCTATAACTGCAAGAGCTGGTATATCATTTGGATTATGAAAAAATTTAATTTTGTATTTTCTTTGTATGATGAAACTTTAAATTTATCTAAAGAATTTATTACTTATGTAAAATCTATTAAATTAAAAGAGCATGATTTTCAAAAAAATTCTTTTTATTCAAAAGAAAAACAAGAAGAACTTATACAAAAAACAATTAACGAAATAGAAAATTACATATATAGAATTATCAAAGATTTAAATTATTCAAGATATGAGTTTAGAGATGCGTGGGTTCAGAAATATGATAAACCTGGAAATTTTCACGATTGTCATATACATGACCCTTATTTATATTCTTTTGTATTATATGTAGATTGTTCAAAGCAATCCTCAGAAACCATGTTTTATAATCCTGGTTATCCAAATTTCTGCACTGACACAATGAGAGTTAAACCAAAAAAAGGTAGGTGCATAATATTTAATGGTGCAATACCACATTCAGCATTACCAAATTTTGATAAAAAAAGATTAGTAGTAAGTGGGAACATAAAGTTTATTAAATAATGTTATTAAAAAAAAATAAAAACAAAATATTTTTTGTTCATATACCAAGAACAGGAGGTAGATATATTACAAATTTATTTATGAGAAATGGATTTGAGTTTTTGTCTTGCGATGAATTTAGTTTTGTTAAAGGAATAAATCAAAGACACTTACATCACGATCTTTTACAAAATTTTAACATTTATAATAATAACAAAAAATTTACTATTGTTAGAAATCCTTTAAGTCGTTTTGTTAGTGCAACTTCTGTAGATATGGACACCAATAGAAATAAACATAAATTTAAATTAAATACTGTAAATAATGTAATAGAATATATCAAATTTCAACAAGAGAGATATTCTTATTCTATAAATTGGTTTAGACCACAGCACGAATTTATTTCTAAAGATTGTTTAATTTGGAGATACGAAGATAATTTTAAAGAAGATTTTACTAATTTTATATTTAAAAATTTTAAAATAGACTTAATTGTTGATGAAAAAATTGCTACATGGAAAGTTTATTATGATTATTGTCCAAAAATAAATATAAACAAAAGTATTAAAAAAGCTGTAGAAATAATATATAAGAAAGATTATGAAATGTTTTATAAACATATATAATACATGCATAAAAAGTCAATAATGTTGGAAGAATTTTCAAAATATTTAGATGATATAATATACCCAACTCGAAAAGAAAAACATCAATTATGGAATATATCTGGAGTTTTAAAAAACAGACTAAATGAGCATCTTAAATATGATGTTAGGCCTATGATTAAAACACCCTCTGGACAAGGTCAAAAAAAAGGAAGCACCAAAAGTAAAGCAGATAAAATAGTCTTTCAAGATGATTATAATTGGGTTATAATAGACTCAACTGAAATTTTTCAATATATTGCTCAAAATAATATTAAAACATTAGAATTGAAAGATTTGATATCTGAATTGGATTGGAATATAATACTGCCTAAGTATTAATAATAAGGAAATTAAATGTTACAAAAAATAGGTTTTCAACCAGGATTTAACAAACAGATCACTGAAACTACAGCTGAAGGACAATGGGTAGGTGGTGATAATGTACGTTTTAGATATGGTACACCTGAAAAAATAGGTGGCTGGGCACAGTTAGGTGAGAGTAAACTAACGGGTGCAGCAAGAGCCATGCATCATGTCGTTAATAGATCGGGTATTAAATTTTCTATAATAGGAACTAACAGAATTTTATATGTTTATACAGGAGGTGTTTTTTACGACATTCACCCAATTAGACAGACTTTAACTTTAACCAATGCTTTCTCAACTACAAATGGTTCTACAACTGTTACAATTACATATGCAACACCCCATGGAATGAATCAAGGAGATATTGTTCTTTTAGATAACTTCACTACAATAACTGGATCAAATTATACCGCAACTGATTTTGATGATAAAAAATTTATGGTTGCTTCTGCTCCTACAGCATTAACCATTACTATTACAATGCCAACTGCTGAAACTGGTGCTGGAGCAACTTTATCTGGAGGAATTAGATCACAAGCTTATTACACAGTAGGTCCTGCTCAACAATTACCTGGTTATGGTTGGGGACTTGGACAATATGGAGGAACAGCCGCTAACCCTAGAACTACAACTTTAAATGGAGCATTATTAGATGATGCATTTGGTACTGGCGGTTCTGGAACTTCTATTACTTTAACCGACACTACAGGATTTCCTAGTGCGGGGACAAATTATATTCAAGTTGGTAGCGAAGAAATTTCATACACAGGTATCACTGGAAATGATTTAACAGGAATTACAAGAGCTGTTAGAAACTCTACAAGATCAGGACACTCTAGCGGTGCAACTGTTACAAACTCATCAGACTATGTTGCATGGGGTGAAGCTGCATCTGGAGATTTTGTAGTTGATCCAGGTGAATGGTCCATTGATAACTTTGGTTCAAAAGTGATTGCATTAATTCATGATGGTGCTTGTTTTGAGTGGGATTCTGAACCTTCTGCAGCAACTGCTACAAGAGCAACAATTATATCGGGTGCACCAACAGCATCAAGAGATATGTTAGTGTCAACTCCTGATAGACACTTAGTATTTTTTGGAACTGAAACAACTATTGGTGACCCAACTACACAAGATTTAATGTTTATAAGATTTTCAGATCAAGAAAATATAAATGAGTATGCACCAACTTCAGTTAATACTGCAGGTACACAAAGACTATCAGATGGTTCTAGAATTGTGGGAGCCGTTAGAGGTAGGGATGCAATATATATTTGGAGTGATACATCTTTATTTACTATGCGTTTTATTGGTGCACCTTTTACATTTGGTTTTGCACAAGTAGGGACAAACTGTGGACTGATTGGTGAAAGTGCGGCAATAGAAGTAGATGGTGCTGCTTATTGGATGTCTGAAAATGGATTCTTTAAATATTCTGGTAATCTAGAATCAATGACTTGTTTAGTAGAAGATTATGTTTATAACGATCTAAATACTACAGCTTCACAATTAATTAATGCAGGTTTAAATAATTTGTTTGGAGAAATAACTTGGTTCTATTGTTCTTCAGGTTCTGAAGTAGTAGATAGATGCGTTACTTATAACTATATTGAATCAAGTCCACAAAGACCAATTTGGACTACTGGAAGTTTAGCTAGAACTACTTGGGTAGACTCTTCCGTATTTGGTTTACCTCATGCTACACAATATAATATATCTGATGATGCATCATTTGATGTTGTGGGTAATACTGATGGCAGCACCATATACTTTGAACATGAAACAGGGACTGATGAAGTTTTAGCTACAGGGACAAATTCAATTACATCTAATATTGAATCTGGAGATTTTGATATTACTCAAACAAGATCAGCACAAGGACAACAAACAGGTATTGCAACTTTCCAAGGTGATGGTGAATACATTATGAAAATAAGAAGATTTATACCTGACTTTTTATCTCAATTAGGTAATACGCAAGTAACTTTACAATTACGTAATTATCCTAGTGATAACTATGTTAGTTCTTCACTTGGACCCTTTACAATAACAAGTTCTACTGATAAAGTAGACACTCGTGCAAGAGCACGAGCAATGTCTTTAAAAATTGCCAATACAGGTGCTTCTCAAAGTTGGAAACTTGGTACATTTAGATTAGACACACAACC